GCTGCACGGGCTGAGCGGCGGCGCTGTGCTGATCGCAAGGCTGCGGCGAGAGCGGTGAAGGCTGCTGCTGGCGGTGGGCTGTGACCGTTCGTCGGGAGCGTTTCGAGGATTGCGGGAGGATTGGCGGAGCATTCGCGGAGGATTCAAGAGGGGCGTAAATGCAGGGTTTACGCCACTGCATGTCGACTGTAAAAAGCTCCCATGGTTGTAGAGCTGCGCCCGCAGCGATAACCCCCAAGCGACGTGCTGTGTCGCGGACTGTCCCCCGGCGGTCCAGCCCTCGAAAGAGGGCACCCATTTCAGGCTCACCCGTAACGGTGGGCCTTTTTTATTGAGCCCCGCTGTGGAGTCCAGCATGTCGAGCGAACAACAGGTGCAGCAAACTCTGGCCGATCTGCCGACGTGGCTGCTGATCCTGGTGGCGCTGGCTGGCCTGACCGGTGAGATGTGGCGTGCCGATGCTGCTGGCATGGCGGTGGGTGAGCTGATCAAGCGTGTGCTGCTGCGCTTCGGCGCTTCGGCGGTGTTCGGCCTGGCTACCGTGCTGCTGGCCACTGCTTGGGGTTCGAGCCTGCTGACGGCTGGTGCGCTGGGTAGTGTGGTTGCATGCCTGGGTGCCGATGTGGCGAGTGGGCTGTATGCGCGCTGGCTCGCCAAGAAGGCGGGTGTGTGTGATGTTCCGACCCATCGAGCCGGCGAGTAGTGCGCGGCTCGATCCATGCACGCGATCTGGATGATGCAATCGCGGCGCTGAGCCAGCTGGCCGGCGATCTGCCGGGTCGGGCGCTGGCCGATGCACTCAACCACACAGCCAACCAGGCCCGGCAAGCACTGCGGGTTGAGATGGAGAGCGTGTTCGATAGCCCGACGCCGTGGGTGCTCAACAGCACCCGCGTGTTGAATGCCAAACCATCGCCAAGCCCGGAAGCGGCGCTATGGGTGAAGGATGAATCTGGCGGCAAGAATCCATTCAGCGCCGAGGATTACCTGTTGCCGCAGGTTGATGGCGGCGAGCGATTCACGCGCAACTCTGAAAAGTATTTGCGGCGGGCGGGCATCCTGCCTGCTGGGCGTTTCGTTGTACCGGGACAGGGTGCGCGGCTTGATGGCTACGGCAACATTCAGCGCGGACACATGATGCAGATCCTGTCGGGGCTGAAGGCGATGGCCCGCTCCGGCTCCGATCACAACGCTACCGAGAGTCGGCGTTCGCTCCGTAAGGGGCATGCGTCTGCGTTCTTCGTGATGACGCGCGGCAAGACGCCCATCGGCATCGCCGAGCGCCGTGGCAAGGGCGTGGTGATGGCGCTCGCATTCGTCCGTCAACCGAAGTATCGGGAACGGTTCAAGTTCCACGACGTAGTCCGGCGAGTGGCTGAGAACGATGGCCAGCTCGAAGCGAACATCGACAAGGCCATCGCCGATGCATTGACCGGGCGCCTGCCGAGCAACTTCCGTCGCCGCCCTCAAACCAGCCCCAGCCGCTAGCGGTGGGGGGATGGCGTGCTACACGCGAACTTGTCGGGACAGGCCGGGGCCCCACTTTTGGGTCCTCCCTGGCCCCCGCCACCCTACACGGGTAATTCGAGCCATGTTTTCTCTCTAGCTGAGGAGCGGCCAGGGGTGTCCGTCTTTTCATGAGGTACGTATGGGCAGACAGGTTTCCAAGGCTGAGTTGGCGGAGATTGTTGGTCGCGACGAGCGCACCTTGAGCCGCTGGCAGAACGAAGGGATGCCGGTTCTGGAAATCGGCCTGGGTCGCGGCAATGAAAACCAGTACGACACCGAAGAAGTGATCGCGTGGCTGCTGCAGCTGGCCGCACTCAACGGCAAGAAGGAAAGCGTCCGTGATCGGCTCGACCGAATCAAGGGCGACCGCGAAGAGCTCGCCCTTGCGAAGGATCTCGAAGAGGTCGTGGTCGCTGCCGAGCTGATTGAGCGCTTCGAGACGATGGTCACCGCCGCAAAAGTCGAACTGCTCAACACCTACCCCGAGAACCTGGCCAGCGATCTGTCCGCACGCTACGGCGTTGAGGTTGACGAACAGCTGATCCGCGATCCGCTGGAGGCCATCCTGAGAGAGCTATCCAACTATGACCCTGATGACGACGACCCGTCAGACGGGGATCATGACGAACCGGACGATCCGGAAGCAGCTGAAGAAGGCGACGACTAAAGCCCTGTCGCGCATCAGCCGCAAATGGTCTCCGCCGCCACGCATGTCCATTATCGAATGGGCCAGCAAGTACCGTTGGCTGTCGCCTGTCGAGGCAGCGCGCCCCGGAAAATACCGGTTCGAGATCACGCCGCACCTCATCTGGCCGGGTGGCCCGCTGGAGGCTCTGGACGATCCCGCTGTCCATGAAATCGTCTGCCGTAAATCCGCGCAGGTAGCCTGGACGTCAGGTGTCCTCGGCAACGCCCTGGGAAAATGGATCGACATTGACCCATCACCCATCCTCGTCCTGTTCCCGAAGGCAGAATCGGTCAAACAGTACGTTGGCGAAAAGCTGGAGCCCATGATTGAGGCCACGCCTCGCCTGCGCAAAAAGGTGGATCTGCGCAGCCGCCGTCTTCAGCAGCGGCAGGACTTTAAGAAATTCCCTGGTGGGTTCCTAAAGATGGTCGGCTCCAACAGCCCGGCCAGCGTTAAGTCGACTCCGGTCCCGCGCGTAGCGGTCGAAGAACCGGATGACTGTAACCTCAACCTGCGCGGCCAGGGCGACAGCATTAAGCTTGCGAAGGAGCGCCTCAAAACATTCCGCCGCAGCAAAATCATCATCGGCGGCACGCCAACCCTCAAAGGGCTATCCGCCATCGATGCCGAAATGGAGCTGTCCGACCAGCGCGTCGGCATGGTCCCTTGTCACGAGTGCGGTCAGGAACACGCGCTGAGCTTCGATCATCTGCACTGCCCCGAAGACCCTGAATACCACCACGAGGTATACGGCAACCGCCGCCCCGAACAGGCCTATTACGCATGCCCTCACTGTGGTTGCACCTGGGATGACAACCAGAAAAACGCCAACCTGAAGCATGGGCGCTGGGTTGCGACCGAAGAATTTCGCGGCATCGCCGGCTACAACCTGAACGAACTCTACGCCACTTTCTATGGGTCACGCTTGCAGGTGCTGATGGAGAAACAACTCCAGGCGCAGCACGCTGCCGAGCGCGGCAACATTGGTCCGATGATCGCCTTCGTCAACAGCTCGAAAGGGGAGAGCTACGAGTACCAGAGCGACGCACCGAAAACCGACGAGCTGGAGAAGCGCGCTGAAGCCTACGCCGAGCTAACTGCACCCAAGGGCGTCCTGCTGGTTACTGCTGGCGTAGACGTGCAGGGCGACCGCCTCGCAGTCGTCATTACCGGCTGGGGTCGCGGCGAGGAATCGTGGCGCTTGTATTGGGGCGAACTGCCCGGCAATCCCATCGATCCGAACGATGGCGTCTGGCGCGCGCTCGACCAATTGCTGGCCACGCCGATTCCCAGCGACCACGGCTGCCAGTTGGCTGTATCCGCCGCCAGCATCGACAGCTCGGACGGCAACACCAGCGACGCCGTATACACCTACGTCCGCGACCGCCAGCGCTACAACATACTGGCGATCAAGGGCGCATCCGTTGACAGCCGCGACCGGGAAATCTACTCCAAGCCGCCCCAGTCGCAGGACACCAACCAGAGCAACACCAAGGCCGCACGATACGGCCTGCGCGTCCACATCGTCGGCACCCACAAAGCCAAGACCCTGATCGATGGCCGCCTGCGGCTACTCGGCAGCGGCCCCGGTCGCATGCACTGGTACAGCGAAATCCGGGCCGACTACTACGAGCAACTGACCAACGAAGTGCTGGCACCGCACCCGCGCAACCCCAGCAAAATGGTCTGGCAGGTCAAGGCAGGGCGGCGTAACGAAGCGCTCGACTGCGAGGTTTACGCCCTGCACGCCGCCCGCAGCCTCAAAACCCACCTGCTGCGAGAGCCGGAGTGGGACCAGCTTGAACAGCAACTGCTGCAACCCACGTTATTCGCCAGCACAGACCAACCCGTTAACGCCGTGCCGCGCCGTGCTACCAGCCGAGGCCGGGGCACCCGCAGCCGCGCCGGCCACTGAGGGAACCCATGACCGAAGCACAACAACGCCTTGCTGACGTAAGGGCGGGAATCAAGGCCATCCTCGACGGTGGCC